TCAACGTAGCCATTTCATTAATTTTCGAGGTTCCCAGTTTTTATTTTAGGTGCCCTACTGGGAACCTTTTTGGTGTAATTAACGAATTTACTTGTTTTTAACCATTTATATACCGGCAACAAAAGGTTCCCAGTTTCAGTTCTACCACTCCTACTGGGAACCCACTTTTCTCCTTAGTTTTCATATATTTAGCTTCTAAGGGACCCTAAGGTTCCCAGTTTCTAAGTTGGTACAGAAAATTAAAAATAGAGAACAGCATTAGAACAGAATAAGGCAACGGCGTTATAAAACGCATTTTGAGTGATTTATATTATCGGACTAGGAAACTGGGAACCTTGGGAACCCTGTCGCAATCGATCATCATGACGTTGCGTTAATCACACCAGTGCGATACATTCGCCGAAATCAATCCGGTCACGGTAATTTTGGTATGGCGCGCGAAAATAAACTCACTCCAAAACAGGAGAGATTTGTTCAGGAATATCTCATCGATCTGAATGCTACGCAGGCTGCTATTCGCTGCGGGTATTCCGATAAGACGGCTGGCCAGATGGGCCATGAGCTGTTGAAGAAACCTGAAATTTCAGAAGCTATCGAAGCAGCGATGGAACAGCGGGCAAGGTCCGTTGGGATCGATGCTGAGTGGGTTCTTCAGCAGGCGGTGACGCTGCATCGTCGGTGCATGCAGGAGATCTATCCCGTCTTTGATAGGATGGGTAATCAAATCCGCGATGATGAAGGCAATCCACTATTCGCGTTCGATGCAAAGGGCGCTGCTTCTGCTCTGTCTATGATAGGCAAGCACGTTCGCGTCAAGGCGTTTGACGATACGCTAAAGGGCAAGATTGAGGGTAGCCTTACCGTCACCGTCAATACGGGCGTTCCTCGCGCTCCTGATGAGTAATATCCAATACGTCGATACCGGCTATAGGCCGCACAAGTACCAGCTTGAGATCCATCACAATCTGAAGCGCTTTTCCGTTCTTGTGTGCCATCGCCGATTTGGCAAGACATTCCTCGCAATCAATACTCTGATCGACGCGGCGCTGCGAACCAAAAAGCAGGCCGCTCGATATGGTTATGTCGCTCCATTCCTGAAGCAAGCTAAGCAGGTGTCATGGGATTACCTGAAGCGCTTCAGTTATACGGTTCCTGGCGTTCAGGTGAACGAGAGCGAACTATCAATCACGTTTCCGAACGGCGCTGTGATCCGACTGTATGGGTCGGACAACGGCGAAGCAATGCGCGGCGTGTATTTCGACGGCGTTGTGATCGATGAGGTTGCTGACTGCCGGTTAGAGACATGGCCTGAAATCATTCGTCCTGCGCTTGCTGATCGCAAGGGTTGGTGCCTGTTCATTGGCACACCGAAGGGTATGAACCAGTTCTATGAGTTGTACCAGCGCGCGCTCAAGGATGACAACTGGTACGCTGGTCTATACCGCGCTGACGAAACGATGCTGATCGATGATGCTGAGCTTGATGATGCCCGATCATCAATGTCACCGAACCAGTACCGGCAAGAGTTTCTATGTGATTTCAGCGCGTCGGCTGACAACGTTCTTATTTCGATTGATGATGTGTCTGATGCGATACGGCAGAACTACAAGCCAAACGAATATTCATTTGCGCCTCGCGTCATTGGAATAGACGTGGCCTATACCGGAGACGACAAGACCGCAATCATTCGTCGGCAAGGTCTGGTTGCTTGGCCTCCTATCATCATGGTCAAAGCAGATCCTATGCAAATCGTTGGCCGCGTACTGGCTGAGGTCGATGCGTATCAGCCTGATGGTGTGTTCATTGATGACACTGGCGGGTATGGATCTGGCGTCATTGCCCGATTGCGCGAAATGGGACATAACGCGGTCGGTGTGAATTTTGGCGGCAAGGCTGATGATCCCCGGTATAGAAACAAGCGCACAGAAATGTGGATGAGGACGCGCGATTGGATCAAATCGGGCGGCGCTATTCCTGATATCCTTGATTTAAAAAATGATCTCGTGTCTCCAACATACAAAGTGCCATCGACCGGCATTGTCGAGCTGGAGCCGAAAGACAAGATCAAGGAAAGATTAGGAAGATCTCCAGACATCGCTGATGCGCTGGCTCTAACGTTTGCGTATTTCATCGGGCGTAAGCAGCGTGACGCGCTCGGCAGGCCTAGAGCGACGATGGCTGAAACGGAATACGATCCGTTGGCTTAGTTAGGACAGGCCGGGCGCTACTCCGGCTCTAAGGGCACATAATTCGCGGCTCAACCATTGGAGTAGCGCCACTTTTCTGACCGCAGCTATCGTATCCCTCAACTCGCTTGGCTTTGTCTGCGCTTCTGCTTTCAGCGCCGCTGTCCTTATTCCGATATATCTCGGTTCATTCGTCGCGGCAACCTTTCGCGCGTAATTCTCGATCAATCCGAAATGGGATTGAGAGAATGACGCCACTTCAAATCGAAGTTTCAAAAAACATCGCGACAAACGGGCGATGGTTTTGCGGTGGCCTGATCGCAATCAATCTCGTCACTGGCTCGCCTTTGCTCGCTATCCTAGCGCTGCTGTCCATTGCAGGCGCGATCTTCAGCGATCTCGTTTTCATAAATGATCGCGATGCCAAGTGGCTGAATCTCTCCGTCTACATATTCACTGCGCTCGTCGCTATCGCAACTCTCGTCAATATTTGGTGACGCTTTATGTGCATGTTTTCTTCTCCGCCCAAGCCTGATGATCCAGTGTTGCCGACTGAGTATGCGCAATCGCGTCTGCCTGATGGTGGTCAGGTTCGCGACAACGTTGGAACGCGTGTTCGCGACCGTATGCGGGCTGCATCAAATACCATTCTCACGTCTGGATCTGGCGTCACATCGACCGCGCCGACTGAGAAAAAGACACTGCTTGGTGCGTGATCGTGGAGAGCAACGCGCCGCGTAACGAAAGCCAAGTCGCCTATCATCGCCGCAGATTGCAGGAGCTTAAATCTGTCCGCAGTCCGTGGGAAGCGACATGGCGCGAGCTGGCCGAATTCATTGAGCCAACGCGGCTGCGTTTATCAAACACGCAGGAAGGGCCAATTACGCGCAAGGCGATCATTGACGCGACGGGGACATATGCCCTTCGCACGCTCGCCAGCGGTATGCACTCCGGTATTACGTCGCCTGCGCGGCCTTGGTTCCGTCTTGCAACGAGCGATCCAGAGCTGAGGGATTACGCGCCGGTCAAGATGTATCTGGCCGATGTCGAGCGCCGTATGCGTGAGGTGTTCCAGGGCTCGAACATCTATCCATCGTTTCATATCGGCTATGGCGATCTTGGTCAGTTTGGCCAGTCTGTCGGCATCCTCGTCGAGGACGATGACGAAACCATTCGCATGCAGCAACAGCTCCATGGCCGGTGCTGGATTGCGCGCGATGAAAAAGGCCGTGTGATCACGCTCTATCGCGAGTTTCGTTGGTCTGTACAGCGCATCATAGGCCGGTTCGGCATTGATCGCGTGAGCAATGCTGTTCGCAACTCGTTCGAACGTGGCCGGTATGATGACGTTTATCTGATCTATCACGCGATCGAGCCGCGCCTGAAGCGCCGTCCCGATAGTCCCGCAAAGTGGGACATGCCCTTTCTGTCGAACTATTGGGAAGAAGCCACGGACCGTGGCGAAGAACTGCTTGAAGAAAGCGGCTTCCCTGAAAACCCGCTCGTTGGTCCGGCCTGGGAATTGGCCGGAGACGATCATTATGCGCTGTCGCCTGGGCAACTGGCCGTTGGCGATATCAAGATGCTGCAGAAGGAACAGCGCCGCAAGCTTGAGGCTATCGACAAGATTGTAAACCCGCCGATGACGGGTCCAACGTCGATGATGAATAATCCCAAGTCTCTCCTGCCGGGTGCTGTCACTTACGTTGACGATCCGCAGGGCAAGGGTTTTCGTCCTTCGATTGAAATCAACCTGCGCCTTGCTGAACTCGCGGGTGATATCCGCGAGACGCAGGATCGTATCAACCGCGCGTTCTTTGCTGATCTGTTCCTGATGCTTTCGAATATGGAAGGCATTCAGCCGCGCAATCAGCTTGAGCTTTCTCAGCGCAATGAAGAAAAGCTACTCCAGCTCGGCCCTGTTCTGGAGAACATTTACAACGGGCAGCTTGAGCCGGTCATTGATCGAACCTACGCGATCATGAATCGACGCGGAATGCTGCCGCCTCCGCCTCCTGAGCTGGAGGAACAAGAACTCAAGATTGAATATATCTCGATGCTTGCCCAGGCGCAGAAAGCTGTTGCCACGGGCGGCGTTGA